ATGCGACGGCCAAGTGATCAGCAGCTTTGAAAAGATCACTGGTGGCCAAGTCACCTACGCCCTGCAAGGTTCGATGAATGGAACCGACTGGGCGGATTTGGACGATACCAAAACAAAAGACGTTGGCAATTTTGTGCATAGCTACAACGGCTATGCAATGCGCTACCTGAGATTGAATGTGACAGCTAGCGCCGCTGGCCGTAGCATCACGATGACGGTCTGCTGCGACTGATGACAACCCGCCGCGAAGACATCCTGGCCGAGATTGCTAGCACGCTGGCCGAGACGACAGGCGTTGGCACGCGGATCTATCGCAGCAGGGTGGAACCGCTAACGCGGGGCGAATCTCCGGCGCTGGTGATTGAGCCGATCAGTGATACGGCCGAGCAAAACACCAGCCTTCCAAAGCTGGATTGGAGCCTTACCGTAAGGATTAGCGTCATTGTGCGCGGCACAATCCCGGATCAGACGGCTGATGCAACCGTTCAGAGTTTGCACAGCAAGCTGATGGCCGATCTGACATTGGATGGGAATGCTTATGACATCCAGCCGGTCGGGGTTAGCTTTGATTTAGTCGAAGCCGACCAACCTGCTGGCGTTATTTCCTGCGATTACCTTGTGCGATATCGCACGGCGCTTGCAGATCTCACCACTGGGTAGTAGCTACGATGATGGATGAAAACCAAGGTTTAGGAGGTAGTTACCTCCTGGATCCAAAAACCGGCAAGCGAAAGCTCGTCGAGCGGACACAGCCGGCCCCTCAACCCCAACCAGAGGTAGCCACCGATGGCATCAGTTCTGACCCGCCGGCGTCTGCTGTTGGCGAAGATCGAAAGCACCTACGGAACCGATCCGACTCCAAGCGGCGCCAGTAACGCGATTCTGGTCCGCAATCTTGACATTCAGCCTTTGGTGGCTGATACCGTCAACCGCGATCTGGTTCGCCCTTACATGGGCCAAGCTGACCAGCTGCTGGCACAAACCCGCGTCGAGGTGACGTTTGAGGTTGAGCTGGCTGGTTCTGGCACTGCGGGCACTGCTCCGGCTTATGGCCCGCTGCTCCGCAGCTGCGGCCTCAGCGAGACCGTGGTTGCCGATACCAGCGTGACCTATGCCCCCGAATCCAGCGGTTTCGAGAGCACAACGATCTATTACCACCAAGACGGCATTCGCCATAAGGTCACTGGCTGCCGCGGCAGTTTTGAGCTGTCTGGTGAAGTCGGCGGCATTCCTGTCATCAGTTTTTCGATGACTGGCATCTATAACGCCCCTACTGACGAGACTCTGCCGACTCCAACCTATGCAAACCAGGCCACACCTTTGATTTTCAAAGAGGGTAACACCAGCAGCTTTTCAGCTTTTGGCTACGCCGGGTGCCTGCAGTCCTACAGCTTCAACATTGCCAACGATGTGATTTATCGCGAGTTGGTGGGTTGCAGCAAAGAGGTCTTGATCACTAACCGCGCACCCAGCGGCAACGTGGTCATTGAAGCTCCCACCATTACTGCCAAGGATTTCTTTGCAGTTGCCACTGGCACCAGCACTGGATCCATTACTTGGCAGCATGGCAGCACGGGCGGCAACATCGTCACGATGACCACCGCACAGTCGGACCTTGGCAACCTGACCTATTCGGATCAGGACAACATCCAAATGCTGAACATGCCGTTTATTGCAGTTCCGACCAGTTCAGGCAATGATGAGCTAAGTCTCAGCTACACCTGATCTTGGCGTTTGTTCTAAAACGGTCTGGCTCTTATTCCTGGCCCGTCAATTTCGACGTTCCCGTCGATGGCGGCCGGCATGAGCGCCAGACTTTTGACTGCGAATTTAAGCACCTGTCCCAAACTCGCATTCAAGAAATCACCGACGGCATCGGCACGGAAGAGCTGACCGCCTTGGAAGTGGCCTCTGAAGTGCTGGTGGGCTGGTCTGGCGTTACTGACGACGAGGGTAAAGAGGTTCCCTTTAGTCAGAAAAGCATGGCCGAGCTACTCGAAGTGCCCATGCTGGCTGGCGCCATCGTGATGGCTTATTTCGACAGCCTGAACGGAGCTAAGCGAAAAAACTAGCCGAGGCCGCAGAGCATTGGGCAACCGGCGGCGTCATTGATCAGGTCGCCGACGATGCCGCGGCCATGGGCATTGAGATTCCCGATTTGCCGCCTCCGCCTGAAGAGAATTTTCAGGTGTGGGAGAGCAATTGGGACATTGTGCAGATGTTCCTGCGCCTGCAGACGCAATGGCGCACGAACATGGGCGGACTTACGGGTTTGGACTATACAGCGGCCGAATGGCTGTTTAAGCTGTACTCAGTAGAACAGCCGCGCGAGCTACTGGAGGGCCTGCAGGTCATGGAAGCGGCAGCGATGAGCAAGCTCAACAAATCCAGCTAGCCATGACACTGAACCGCGACGCTGCTTTTCGCCTAAAGGTCAACGTTGATGGCGCCAATCAAATCAGCGCGTTTAGCCGCAACCTGAAAGGCTTAGAAAGCAATGCAAATTTAAGTAAGGCCCAGTTAGGGCAAATGAATATCCAGATCAACCGCATGGCGCGGGAGGCTGGAAACACTACTGCTGGGATTCGGCAGCATATTGCTGCACTGACCACGCTGCGGGACCGGGTTGATCTAAACAGCAACGCCTACAAGCGCCTGGGCCGCGAGATCGACCAGCTGCAGGTCAAGCTGCGGCAGACATCAAAAGAGGCAGACGCAAGCGGTGGAGCGGGTGGCGGCTTGTTTGGCCGGATCAGTGCCATGCGCGGGCGGATTGCTGCCTTTGCAGCTGCAGCTGCTGGCGTCGGCATATTGACCAAATCAATCACCGATGCTGGCGTTTCCTTCACTGAATCAGAGCGCCGCCTGCGCAGCTTGAGCTTAGGTTTTGATTCTTTTACCCAAGTTCAATTTGCGGCCACTGCTGCGGCTCAGAAATTCGGTTTAAGCCAGACCGAAGCAAATCAACAGTTTGCTCAGATCTATGCGCGTTTGCGCCCTATTGGCCTTTCGCTGTCTGAGATTAGAAGCGTTTTCAATGGCTTCAATACTGCAGCCAAACTGAGTGGCACTACAGCGCAAGAGGCCAGCGCAGCGTTCCTGCAGTTGAGCCAAGGCCTGGGCACCGGCGTGCTGCGCGGTGAAGAGCTGAATAGCGTTTTCGAGCAGACGCCTGCTGTTGTTCAGGCCATCGCCAAAGAAATGGGCGTCGGCGTTGGCGAGATTCGAAATCTGGCAAAAGAGGGCAAGATCACGAGTGACATTGTGATCGCTGCTCTTAAGTCGATTGAGCGCGATGGAGCTGATCGACTTGAGGAGGCCTTAAAGGGTCCAGAGCAGCAATTCAAGAACTTGCAGAACGCTGTCGAGGATCTGAAGATTGCCGCGGCTGATGTGGCGCTGCCTGCAATTATTGAAGGCGTCAAGATGTTGACCAGTACGGTCAAATTCTTAAGCAATATCGTCAGCAATACCGACTGGAATACAGTTTTCGCTTTAATCGGTCAGTCCGCTGGTGGCGTTCCTGCTATCGGTGAACGACCCAGAGGACAGCAGCAATCCCTAGTCAGGCCAATGGGGCCTGAGCTGACGCCTGAAATCATTGCTGGCGTTAGAGCAAGAGAAGAAGCTGCACGGCCAAGGCCAAGGCCAGCTGGCGGCGGCGGCGACGCGCAGAAAATTAAAGAAATTACCCAATTCCAATTGGACGCTGGTCTGAAATTGCTGGCTGCCAGGCAGACCGGCAATGAGCTGTTAATCGCTGAGCTTGAGTATGCCGCCCGCTTGGCCGATTTAGACCAGCAAAAGATAGGCGTTCGGGCGCGTGAGCTGGCAGAAGCTGAACTGGCCAACAATCTGCTGTTGACTCAGCTTGATTATGCCGAGCAGGTTGGTCGAGCTGTTGCTCAAGATTTTTTGCAACGTCAAGAGCTGCAAAACAATTACAACCGAACTGTTGAAGAACTGAAAATAAAGGCCGGGATTATTACTGGCGAAGAAGCCAAGCAGCTTGAAATCAAACATCAGGTCGAAGCAATTCTCCAGCGGTTGCCTGGTTTAACCGATGAGCAAATTGCCAAGATAAAAGAACTGGTTGCGGCCACGAAAGAACAGGGCGAGAGCTTCAAGGAGTCATTCCAAAATAAAATTGATGAATACAAGGAAAGCCTCGCCGATTTTGGCGGTCAAACTGCCGATGCAGTCATTGGCGCATTCAAAGGAATGGAAGATGCGTTGACTGATTTCGTGATGACAGGTAAAGCAAACTTTGCCGATCTTGCCAAGAGCATTATTTCTGATATCACGCGAATTGCCATTCGCCAAGCGATCATCAAGCCTTTGGTTGGCGCATTGTTTCCTGGCGCTAAGAGTGCAAATGGCAATGTGTTTGCACAAAATGGCATCGTCCCCTTTGCCAAGGGTGGAATTGTTGACCGGCCAATGGTGTTCCCGTTTGCCAAAGGCATTGGCCTTATGGGCGAAGCGGGACCTGAAGCGATCATGCCTCTAAAGCGTGGTCCAGGCGGTCGCCTTGGTGTCGAGGCTACAGGCGGTGGCACCAGTGTTGTTGTCAATGTGGACGCCAGTGGCTCCAAGGTGCAAGGCAATCAACCTGATAGCGCTGCTTTAGGGCGTGCGATTGGCGCTGCAGTGCAGGCAGAATTGATTAAACAGCGTCGGCCTGGCGGCCTTCTGACAGCGTAACCATGGCCACTTTCACCTATACACCTAGCTTTTCGGCCACGCAAAACAGCGAGCCGCAAATTCAAAAAGTCCAGTTTGGCGATGGATACGAACAGCGTTTGCGGTTTGGCTTAAACACCAACCCCAAGCAATGGGATTTGATTTTCCAGCATCGAACCGATACTGAGCGTGACGACATTTTGGCGTTTTTGGATGCTCGCGGTGGTTGGGAGGCTTTTGATTGGACGCCACCTCATGGCGATGCTGGCCGTTTTGTTTGCGAGCAATGGCGATCAGAAATGCTCTCTTGCAACCTAAACACGATTACAGCAACTTTCCGCCAGGTCTTTGAGCAGGCATGACTGACATTCTTACTGAGCTTCAGAAACCTGATCCATCGGCAATTATTGAGCTGTTCAAGCTCGAATTAAGCCAAACATTGCATGGATCCAGTGACGAGTTTCGTTTCCATGCTGGCGTCAATGCTGTAGGCGATGGCGGAAAAGTGCGATGGGCCGGGCAGAATTATTCTCGTTACCCGATTGAAATCACAGGCTTTGAATACAACAGCTCAGGACAGCTGCCACGTCCGACTTTGCGAGTGTCTAATGCTCTGCAGTTGCTGTCGGCCTTGCTGGTCTCTGTCAATTCTCAAACGCCTGGCAACGATTTGATTGGCGCCAAGATTACGCGCATTAGAACGCTGGCAAGGTTTTTGGATAACGAAAACTTTCCTGGTGGTACCAATCCTTATGGCACGCCTGACAGTGGCGCCGAATTGCCACGAGAGATTTACTACATCTCACGCAAGGTTTCCGAAAACAAGGATTTTGTTGAGTTTGAGCTAGCTGCGGCGTTTGACCTTGCTGGGGTGCGAGCACCTAAACGGCAATGTATTCAAAACGTTTGCCAGTGGGTTTATCGCGGTGCGGAATGCGGTTACACAGGCAGTTCGTACTTTGACGAGAACGACAACCCGTTAAATCTGGTCCCGGCTACCAATTTCCCTGCGGGTACGAACACGCTCGCCGCTGGTAGCACCCTCGTAGCTGGGCAATACCTGACCAGCGCTAACGGCTGGTATCAAACCACGCTCGAATCAAACGGGCGCCTGGTGACGATGATCAAGGACGGGCGCCGGGCATGGAGCAACTGGAGTGATTTCTCTGGTGCGTCAACAATCAACCCGCCACCGGCTCCGTATTACTTAGAGATCGCCAACAGCAACGTCACTGTTCGCAGTTCATCGACGGGCGGGGTGCATTGGACCACTGCTATCAGCCCGTCAAGTTTGACTGGCGGAACTTTTGTCGATTACTACCCAGCTGGTATTCAAGCCCGTGGAGTGACCCTGTGGTGGGAGCTATTTGGCGAGGCTACCTCTGCAGGTTTAACTCGGACGTTGGATTACACCTGGGAGTTTGCAATCAGACAGCTGACTGTGCGTTACAACGTCACATCAGTAACGCTGGCAACTGGCAGCTTTGCCGCAGAACGCCGCACCTATGGCTGGAACATTGACCCCGTCACTCCATACCAAGTTTTATCTGCCACCGGACTATGGGAACCATCGCGGCGTTTTGTCGGCTGGATCGAAACAAGCCCTGAAAATCCGTTCAGGGAAACACCGAGCGGCACCTTGTTTAAGGTGGGTCGGATTTACGACGTGACAAGCAGCAGTGTTGCCGCAGCCAATCTGGTCCAGCAAAACGACGGCCAATTGCAACTGCTCGATGCCAGTAACAACGTTCTGTGGACCTCGGGATATATCAACACCAATGAACCGTTGGTTAGTTCCGGCGGAGGCAACATTGAAGAGGATGTCTGCGGCAAGCGTTTAACCAGCTGCGAATCTCGATTTGGTAGTGGTGTTGGGCTACCGTTCGGCTCATTCCCTGGCGTTGGGCAGTACATCACATGACTGAGCAATGGCGGCAGCAAGCCATTGATCACGCTCTACAGGAATCTCCGCGCGAGGCTTGCGGTTTGTTGGTGGTGATTAAAGGTCGCCAACGTTATTGGCCGTGTCGAAATCTCAGCGAAGACCGCTCATTTTTTGTGATGTCACCTGAGGACTACGCAGCCGCAGAGGACGCAGGCAATGTGATTGCAGTGGTGCATAGCCATCCCAACGGCAGCCCCGAACCCAGCCAAGCCGACTTAATGGCTTGTGAAGCCACCGGATTGGTGTGGCACATCAATAACCCTCACCACGGGAAATGGGCTCACTGCCGCCCAACCGGATACAAAGCGCCATTGATCGGACGTGAGTGGTTCTGGGGCGTATCGGATTGCTGGACCTTGGCGCGTGACTGGTATGCGGAGGAATGGGGACTGGAGTTGCGGGACTGGGAGCGTCCCACGTCTATTGATCAGTTCAATACTGCGCCGATGTTTGACGGCTGCTGGGAGCAAACAGGGTTTGTCGAGGTTGACTTCAAGGGGATGCAACCAGGCGATTTACTGCTGATGTCATTGGAGCATCCTGGCCTAAATCACTGCGCGGTCTACCTAGGCGATCAGCTGATTCTTCATCACATCAGGGGCAGGCTCAGCAGCAAAGACCCTTATGGCGGCTACTATCTGAAAAGCACGGGTCGCGTGCTTCGTCATTCCAGTAGGGCGTGAGATGCTGCGAACGATCCAGGTTTATGGACGGCTGGCGCACTTCTTGGGTCAGCGGACGTTTAAGGCTGCAATCAATAGCCCAGCAGAGGCGATCCGTTTTTTGGTGGCCAATTTCCCTGGGCTAGATGCTCACATGGCAGATCAGCACTACAAGGTGTTGGCGAATGAAACCGAGTTAGAAGTCGATCAAATACATCTGCCGACTCGACGCAGCGAACCGATCAAAATTGTTCCTGTCATTGCAGGTGCAGGTGCCGTCGGTCGGATCATTGCTGGTGCGGCTTTAGTTGCTGCTGCAATATTCATCCCCGGCTTGGGCCTGGGTCTGAGCGGTGCAACTGTTACGCAAATCGGCATTCTGGGCGGAGCCTTAGTGCTTGGCGGTGTGACTGAGCTTTTGACGCCGGTTCCAAAAATGCAACCGTTTGGAGCGACTGGCCTTGAATCCGAAACCGATCCACGCAAGTCATATAGCTTCAGCGGCATTCAAAACACCTCTCGGCAAGGCGTGCCGGTGCCGATAATTTACGGCGAAACCATCGTTGGCAGCATCGTTATTTCCGCCTTCACCAATACCTTCCAAGTAGAGGCATGACTGACAAAAAGCAACCAATCGTTGGCGCATTTGGTGGTGGTGGCGGTGTTGTCACAACCACTGCCTCGACTCGCTCGCCAAGCATTACAGCCGACAACCTCGCATCAGTTCAATATGCAAAGGTTTTAGATCTAATTGGTGAAGGTGAGATTGAAGGTTTTCCTTCTGCTCGTAACTACACTCGCGGCACAGCTGAGTACAACACCGCGGCGCTCAAGGACATCTATCTCAACAACACGCCAATTTTGCGTGCGGGCGCGTCACTGCCTAATCCGCTAGACACTGACTACAACTTCGAAGATGTAACACTCGATTTTCGTTACGGCACTCAGGATCAGCGTTACAACGGTTTTACCACGACTCAGCGTGAGCAGATTGTTAATGCTGAGGTTACAAACGCGTCCCCAGTAACTCGCACGATCACTGACACCGATGTTGACCAGGTGCGCGTCACCCTCAACATCCCGCAGATGGCGTACTACACCTCTGGTGGTGATATTCGCGGTGTTGAACTAACTATGTCGATCCAGCTGTCATACAACGGCGGACCTTACACGACCGTCTTGACAGACAAGATCACGGGTCGCACAGCTGATTTGTACCAGAAGAAGTACAACATTCAGCTAGACGAAGCTGGCGCATTCCCAGTTTCTGTTCGCGTGGTGCGTGATACGCCAGATCGCGATCCAGCAGCCGCAGAAACAATCGTCGATAACGTTTTCTGGTCTAGCTACACAGAAGTCACTGAAACCAAGCTTCGCTATCCAAACAGCGCAATCGTCGGCTTGCGTCTTAGTGCAGAGCAATTCAGCAGCATTCCAAACCGGGCATATCGGATTCGCGGCATCAAAATCCGCATTCCCAGCAATGCCACTGTTGACCAAGAAACCGGCAGGCTGATCTATAGCGGCGTTTGGGATGGGACGTTTGCAGCAGCGCAGTGGTGTTCATGCCCAGCGTGGATCCTTTGGGACCTGCTGACAGCTAGCCGCTATGGCTTGGGCGATTACATCAATGAAGATCAGCTCGACAAATGGGCGTTTTTCCAAGCCAGCCAGTACTGCAACGAACTGGTGCCCGACGGTTTTGGTGGAACAGAAGCCCGATTCTCGTGCAACGTAAACATCCAAACGGCAGAAGAGGCATACAAGCTG